TTCCTCTGCCTGTTCCCTCGTTTGCTCTACTATCTGAATACCTTTACACTTCTCTGAAATTTCATGTATCAGTTCTACAGCTCTGCTCGTAAACACTATTTCGTTATTATCTACTACTGGCTCTTCCAGCAACTTTTCCATAAGTTCATCTATCATTGTCTTTCCTTTCTGCATTTACTGCTTTCTCATATCCCAAGCACCTCATAAATCGTTCTGGTTTTCCACAGGCTTCATAATGTTTGCAGTCAATGCACACATTTTCTTTCTCATGTTTTTCCATCAAGAGGCTTCCCCACCTTCCGCAGTTTCATTTGCACTTTCCGCCCTGTTATTCCATACCTTTGCAGCCCTATCTTTGCACTCTTCAATACTGGTAATAGTATCGTCTTCATGGTTCATATCAGGACAATATCCCTCGGTTCTCGCACCACATTTTCTACACTGACACCAAATAGTGAACCCGTATTCCTTATTGACAGCCTTCATTGCTGCCCTCCCGCCACAAAACGGACACGTTTTAAGTTCTATACTCATAATCTTTACCTCACAATTCTAAATTTTTTCCTATTCTGCCTTGCATGATAATCATCTATCACATATTCATGGCATTCCTCTCTTTCCATATTTTCGGGACTTTCTCCATCAAAATTATTGCATATATCGCAAAAGAAACACGGGTGCCAGTCGTATGGCACTTCTTCCGGATTGACAGTAAGGCTCTCTGCATTATTGATACACGACCTGCATAAACAGTAGTAACATGGATCCACCATCGGAACTCTCTCTTGCTTATGTTCCGATGGCTTTTCCTCTGTTATATTCATAAATTCATCAAATTTCAGTTGTCCATTCATAGTTACTCATATGTTGGCTCCGGCTTTGTGTCCGAATAGACATAATCTTCATCACCCAACTCGTCAGCAATAATTCTGACATCTGCTCTCTGCAGCTTTAAGAGCAATAAGTCAAACTCATCCAGATTTCTAAGGGAATTCAGATTCGGGTTTGTATCTACTCTTATTTCCCATCCATCCTTTCTATCTCCATTCCACTTAGAGAGACGTATTGTTCTGTTGAGTTCCTCCTGCTGTTTCTCTTCATCCACTGTAAAATCAATAGTGGCATATTTGAATGAACTCCAGATTCTCTCACGATCCTCCTCAAATTCAAAGAAAGCAGTCATTGCCTCATACTCTGGCGACTCATCCCATTCAACTTTTCTGCCATAGGTATCCATATTTCTTGCGACAAACTTTTTGTATTCCTTAAACAAATCCGTTAATTTCATTTCTGTTATCTGAGGTTCTTTCATCAAATACTGGAAATTTTCCAACATTTGCTTATTATCCATAAGAACAGATTTATTAACTATTTCCGTAAGAACTGTATCTAATTTTACTATATAGGCAGACATATCATAGTTTTCAATAAACGGAACTAAAACCTGCTCAACTCTTTCTTTGACCGCCTTTTCAAGCTTTCCATAATTAAATGAACTAGCTATTGCTTTTTCTATTCCATCCGTCACCTTTTCTCTAATAATCTGGTCAACAGTTCCATCCGATAGGATTTCATCTGTGATTCTCTTAATATCTTCATCAAAATTTGCCATACTATTTTCCTCCTAAATATCTATAATATTCGATTGCTGGTTTTATAGCTTTTTGTACACCTGTAAGCACATTTGCCAACCCTGTCTCTATATCCCGAACGTCAATACCATTCATCTGACAAGCTATAGCCAGTCTCATTTTATCTTCATCTGGAGCTTTGCACAGTGCTTCGTGAATCTGTTCTTTTGTCATAATATGCCTCCTAAATTTCATTTTAGGCTAAACCCTAAATACAAATCCCCTGCAGTAAGGTTCATCATCTTCATAAATCACAAATGTTTCATGTTCTATTGGAACATCATATGTCCATGATATTATCTTTCCGTTCTTATCTTTCTCTTCACACCATTTTGCAGTAAATCCGAATACATCCGAACGCTCACAGTTGTGTACTATTCCACCATTAGGAATAGCCTTAACATATATTTTGCCACCTTCCCAGCAATCCCCCTCATCTGTTATTGCTCCCTCTAATTCAACCAGGTCATCACTTGCACCTGTAACAATTACAATTCTGTTATCTTTGGCAAGCTGTAATTCTTCTTTGGTAAACATTCGATAGTCATATTGTCTTCCATCAATTAAATTCGCAAATTCTTTTAATTCCATTGTCCTTCCTCCATCACTCTTAGTTATGTGTATCTCTAAAATTCTCCACAGCCCACTTATTACCGGTTGCCTGCACCTTTGCTCTGATTCTCTCCTGTGGTGTAGAGCCTCTTCCAACACACGCAAGTATGGACTTTCTTACCGAACTTCCCTCGGTCAGCCCTGCATCATCCAGTGCCTCCTTTGTTCCGCACTCATCACATATCATTGTCTTGTTGTCTGCTCTCGACAGAGCCAACAGTCTTTTTACCTCTTTTCCGCATCTTGGACACTTCATATTTTCTCTCCTTTTTGGTGTGATTTTCGCACTATGGCAGTGTGTATATGAGACTCTATTTTTTTGTTTGTCGGTTTATTGGTTCGTACATTATCACCCTATTATCTGTAGGATTCCATTTACACATAAAGCAAGGTGACTGCACATATATACTTTCATTTCCGTAACGATTATTTATATACCTTTTGTTTTTACAATCTTTACAGCGTGGCATTTTTCTGTCCTTTCTGGTATGATTTCCGCACCAATGGTCTTTGCGATATGCACCCATGCAGTAATTTTCATGGGTGCAGCTGTTACACATCTCCTTTGGTGTCATTCCTGGATAGCCTCAGGATCCCGCGGTTCTCTAACCTTCCATCCAAACAAACCTTTTTTAGCAACAACCTTCTCGCATTTTTCTGTAAGTGTAACTTCTCCACATCCCATCATCTGTAAAATTGTTGGAGTAGGTTTTCCAATCTCTGCCCCACATTTTGAACATATATATGGAATGCCCTTATCATATATCTTCCCGCAGTCCTTACATCTGCTAACCTGCTTATAACCTCTCACTAAAATAATCCTCCTTCCAAGATCGCTCTTGCAATAATGCAAGCCACAAATCCGATGCAATATGTTCTCTTGTTATATCTGCTTTCATCAGCAACCATTCCGCAAAGCATAACAAACGCAATTATTATAAGTATTATTTTGAACACCATTTGTTTCTCCTTTCCGGGCGGAAGCACCTACCGCCCTTTTTTATTTGTGTGATATATTCCTTATCCGAGACCAATCAGATGGTACATAAATATTTTGTTAATAGATGCTTGGTGCTTACTTTATAGCCACAGGAAGAACAATTGTCTTGAAATCGCTATCCTCTGCTTCAATAATCATTGGCATTTTGTGACTCTGCAAGGAAATACCCACATTGTCACAATCAAATGCTTTAAGTGTTTCAATTACCAATCTGGCATCAAATCCTATGGTCAATTCCTCTGAAATGTTTTCCTGTAAATCAACTGTCTCATGGTAATCTGTTGTCTGGTCTTTGATACTTAAACCCAGCTGACTTCCTGCTATTTCAAATTTAACGGGGCATTTTTCAGCAGTACACATTTTGGCTCGTACCATTGCATCCAGAAGCTCTTTTCGAGATATTACAGTATGTAGTGGCAGTTCTTTAAACATATTCTGATATTTGTAATACTCTCCCTGTACAAGTCTTGTGCATATTTCAAAATCATCCGTTGCAAATATAGCCATTGCATTACTATGTCTGATTCTTACCTCTCCGGTTAATCCAAGTGTCTTCAGCTTATCTATAGTATTCTTTGGAATAAGCAGCTCGAATTCTCCGTCATAATCAATCTTGTCCCATGCAAGGACATGTCCATCAAGTCCTACGAAATTCAACTGTCCGTCCTTAGCCTGCAGACACATGGTTGACATAGTGGCATTTCCTCCCTGTTGAGGAATTGCATAAGAAACTCTTTTTACGGATTCCAGTAGTTGTCCCGCTTTAAGTGTAAACTCACTACCCTCTCCATCAATATCCGCTACCGGAAATGGTTCCGGATCCATTGTCTGATACTTATTTTTGATTTTGTCTGCTCTTATCGTCATTGTATTGCCATTTGAAACAGAAATATCTACTTCGCCGTCTGGCAGGTTATTGATAAGGTCAAAGGCTCTCTCCGGAATAATAAAGCATTCTCCCTCTGTGCCCTCTAACTTCGCCTTAACGGTCATTTCTAAGTTGTTGGCGATTAAATACCCTTCCTTTACCAAAATCCCCTGTAAGATAGGCATTGTTGTCTTTTTGGGAACAACCCCCTTAATCTGATTAAGCTTTGTTGCAAGCTCCGTTTTCTGTATTTTCATCTTTCAATTCCACTCCTTCCAAAATAAGAATCGTGCATTGTTTTTCCTGCAACCTATAAGGCTCCAGTTCCTGTTCTGTCATAAATTTGTGGCAAAACAATTCTTTCATTTTCTTCCAAGTCGCCCATGGCACTCTATAGAATTTTGTTAGCCCTAGCGATACCATCACATAACAATGAGCACCGAACTTCTCGTATATGTCCAAGTTCTCCCATTGCGTATCTGTCACAACATTTTGTCTGATTCTGTCACCGTCAGTATGCTTCGCTTCAAACATAATCCCAGTTCCATCACAGAGGATTCCTTTGTAATCAGGCTGTCCTTTCTTCTCGTAATATCCTTTGACAGTTCCATCCCTATCCTTGCCTGTGATATGAAATGGCTCTGGTGTCTTTTCTATGTGAGCCCATCCGTTTTGCAGATAGAATTCACACGCATTTGAAATCCACCTCTCGAATGTCTCTCCGGATGCTTTGCTTCTCCTGCCAGCAAGCTGTCTTCGAGGATCAGGCATCAGTTATCACCTCCAGATGTTTTTCAAGAATAGCTTTTATATCAGCCAATTTAGTTGCTCCAATTCCTTTCACAGAGCTAATTTCCTCGATAATTCCTGTAATATCCACAGTTTTATGTTTGGGTGCCTGTGTTTTTCCACAATTAAAACCTTCACTTCTCGCCTTTTCCACTCTGTCCTCAACGTAATGTACCAGCTGCTCATCTGTCATTTTTCTTATCTTTACAGCCTTATTGTGAATAGCATTCTCGTCAGTTGTTCGTCTGCAGCTTCTCTTTGCCATATCGTTCTTCCTTTCTTCTTTTGACACTCTCTGGATTGCTATGCTGGCGGTATTGTCAGCATAGCCCTCTCTGTTTGCGTTCCATTTACTCATCTTCATCACCTGGACCTATCGTTACGCTCTCTGCCAATCCAATAAGCTCCGGTATATCTAATCCAAGGCCTTTGCAAAACTCCTTGAAGCAATCCCTGCACATAAACCCGAATTGTTTGGGCTGTTCGCCTCTTTTGGACCTTGCCAGCAGGGTTATCATTTCGCTTTTTCTCAAATGAGCCTTGCATGATGCACAGCCATCAAACAATTTTGCTTTTAGCTTCGGGCTAATCTCTGAATGTTGCAGCTGCTTTGGAAATTCTCGGCGCATATTTTCTTCCCCGACAATCGGAACCAAACTGTCTTTCATGAAAACTGGCACTGAATTATAATCAGCTTTTACAACGATATCTTTTATCCATTGCAGTTCTGGCACTATTTTATTTTTGTTACGTCCCGTCTCTGCTCCGATGATTATCCAATCAACCTGTCGAAACATCACATTATGCTTAGAAACAATGTCCCCCATTAGTGGTTCAATGCTGACAAACGTATTGCATCCAGCAGGAAGATAATTAAATCTGTCAGCATCCGCATCACAGGTAATGGTTGTTCCGTACCACATATTTTCCAGTCTCGCCGGCACTCCAACTTCCGTATATCTCTCCGGATTCTTGGTGAGAAACAGGTAATTGTGAATTGGGTTATCCAAACAGGTTTCCATTACATCTCTGATCCATTCGCCTGGAACCCATTTCCCAAATATGTCAGCCATTGCTCCAACAAAAATGTTATTTCCCATTTTTAGCTTTTCCGGATAATCCATGCGGTACTTGTGATATGTAGGTTCAAATCCAAATGGATAAACCAATATATTTCCCGTTTCATTTAGCATAGGTTTATCCAGAATGAATACATTTTCTGAGTTATCTGCCGCAGGCTCTGTTGAGTAATCTTTCTTCGCCATTAGATTCAGTCTTACATCTCCCGCAAATCTTGCTGTCATTCTTTTTGCGTAACAGTATGAGCAATTGTGCCGGCATCCGGTAATAGGATTCCATGTGTGATCACACCACTCAATTTTTGATTTATTCACAGCGTTCCTCCTTTCTGACATATCCAAGCTGAACTTCCTCTTCCCATGGAACATCTGAACAATTAACATGCTGTCCGCACTTACTACAATAATCCGGCTGATAATCTGGACCGGCATTGAGGATATGGTTACATCTAGGACAGATACAATACTGATGAAGCGTAATAACAAAGCCATACTTGTTGTATGTTCCGTGCTTGATTTTGGGTTTCCTTGCAATAAACTTCGGTATTATCAAGCTAGTTACCTGTTTCAGCATTTGTATCATCTCCCTCCACCCAATACTCTACAAAGTACATTGTCTGTCCTTTTCCTCCCGGCCGCTCTTTTCCAATCCTTACCGCATAGCCAGCTTTCACTAATAAGCAACAGAGGGAATTTCTATCCTCGTCATTGAGCTTCTGAAGTAAATTCTTTATTCTGTGTCTCTGATTGTCTGCCATTTATCATCCCGCCTTTCTTTTGGCATTCTTCTTGTTGTCACCTTGTATAGCTTCATTCATTTTCTTTTCAAATACTTTTACAAAGGCTTGAACATCTGCCGGCATTCCGCAGTTTTTAAAGCCTCTGCACTGAATAATTTTGTTATTTCTCCATTCCATAGTGAAATAAGATTTCTCTGGATGATCTGCTTTTCTGATGAAGAAAATATTTGTCTCTCCTCTTGCCACTCTATCGACATATCCTCCGACACAATGATGCAAAGCCTCGCCCTCCTTACGGATTTCATCTCCACTCTGAGGTACCACCAGTATCAAGCCTTTTCCCTTTATCTGGAAAGCATCTACCCCATCATTTCTGCTAAATATCTCTTCCATCGCTTTTTTTGTCTCGGCCATTTTCTTGGCGGCAAGTTTCTCTCTGCGTTTCTTTTCAGCTGCAGCTTTTTTATCTTGCAATGCCTTATATTCTTCCGCAGTTCTATCATGTACCTTTTTGAAATTGTTTGGCATGTAGATAAACTTGTTATCCAGATCGTATTTCAGCTCCCGGCACCATCCTATATACTCAAGCCAGTCATGTGCCATATTCTGTTTTCTCTCTATTCGTGGATCTGTTCTCTCTTTGTACCTGTTGTAGGAATAGCCCCACATGCAAGCATTCTTTTCTCCGATCGGGTATCTCTCACTTTCCTTGTCTATGTACCGGCAGAGCTTATGGAGTGATACCCTTCTGTTCTTCTCCTTCAGAAGATCTGTGTTGCATTCAAAGGTTTCGTAAAATTCCTTTAACTGCTCCGGCTTCATCTGGATATCAAGCTGCTGTGCCACCTGCAACAGTCGGAGTTCGTAATGATTGCCGTCTATTGCCTGTAGTGTCCTCGTATTGACCTTATTCAGCCCTAAGATTTCGTAGATGGTGTCAGCCTTATAATTGACCTTCCCCGTCATGTTCCCGCTGTAGTTGTAGCTTCTTACCACATCCTTTGCCAGCTGGTTCAAGCCCATTTTGCAGAACCACTCTAGCTTCGGGAATTTCAGATAAACATCAAGGGCATCCTCATATCTGAAAGCTGTGGTCGGGATGTTCTGTGCTAGAATTTCCAGTGCGGAATACTTCATCGGTGTGTGCTCCCATGCCTGTGGAAGATTTCCCGGATAGAGTATAGATTCCATACAAGCAATATTTCCCTCATCCGGAATCCAGCGAGAATTCCCTTTCTGGTGATACACTCCCCATTCATAGCTTTCTTTCATCAGCTTTTCGCCGAAGAATGTGCAGAAACAGCGGCTGTACTCATGCATGGTTTCTTCAATGCGTTTCTTACATATGCTGCCTGCTATCATTGCGTCATTCTTTATGCGTCTCCATGCTTTGAAGTACCGGAGTAAAAAACCTTCCTCCTGCCGATCCACATATATGAACCATCTTTCATCTACTATCTGGCATGGCATTTTCCCTCTTGCCTTATATGTCACTCTGCTTCCGCAGAAAGGACATTCCCCCTTTTCATTGTTCCGAAGTCTTATCCTGCTCCGGTCAACGATTCCTGTCTTCTGGCAGTGTGTACACTCAAATTCAGCCTTTCCCTTGGATGTCTCTTTATAAATTCCGTACCGACTGAAACTCATGCCATGCTCCCATACCCAGTCGGTAAAATCCTGTGAAGGCTCTCCTATCGGCTCCATCCGCAGATCAATCGGTGCAAGGACTTTTCTGTGTTTCTCTTCCAGTCGTTCTGCCTTGACCTTGTCCTGGAATCTGTCAATAGCATTCCATACGTTCTCGTCAGTGTCTTTGCGGTAAGCCTTGAAAAAGCTCTCCATGATGTCCTTGTCCTCTGCTGTCCAGATAAACACCTTTGGAATGTGTTCGCTTTTCCATGTTTTTTGATCCCATTTGTACTCCCACAGCCGGAAACCCTGCATATTATCAAATGCAGCTGTAAGCCATTTAACCTTTGACTGTGACAGGTCCTGCGTGATATAATCATCACTCGACAGAAATGTCCTAAATGCTGCTTCCGTTTTTCCTTTTTTGAGCTTCGACACCTCATAGAAATTCAGAAGCAGTATTTTGTTATCATCAACCAGCTCCGCAGTCACAATGTGCTCCATTCCGTCCAGTCTATCTGCCATTTCAACCATTTCTGCTGTTGCCTCTGGTCTAGGCAATGCAGACAGCTTTCTTTTTTCCATCGTACATCCCTCCTTACAGCCCCATCATTGAGAACAGATCCATCTGCCCTTCAAGTTCATTCGACCTCTTCTTAGGAGTTTCTTTTTTCTCTGGCTCTTTCTTTGGTTTTTCCGCCTTTGCTTCCGGCTTTGGAGCTTCTTGGGCTGCCTTATCTTTTTCAACCGCCTTCGCCTTTTTCTCTGCACGCTTCTTCATGCCGTCCAGACGCTTCTGCTGATCAGCTTTCTGCTTCTTTTCTCTCTCCGCAGCTTCTTTAGCTTTTTTATCCTCCTCAGCCTTATCATCTTTATGGAAATAGTCCTCAGCCCATTCATAAACCACATCATCAAGAACTGCACAGCTACTACCTTTCGCCTGCTTTCTTGCCTGCTCGTAAATGTATTTGTAGCACTTCTCCCATGTCTTATGGTCTTGGCATACATCCGAAGCAAGACTTTCTGATTCCCTGCACCTTTCAATCAGATGTTTGATTATTGGATCTGCAAACGACTTATCCTTAGCCTTTTTCAATTCCTCCTGCAACTTCGTAACTGCCCCAACAACTCCGATATAAACAGAACTGTTATTTTTCTTTGCTGTTTCAACTTCCTCTGGTGTAGGCGCCGGAATTCCCTTCGCAATTTCTTCAAGGCTTGCTGTTCCCATTGGAATCATTTCATCTGTACCTATATTGTTATCAGCCGCCTGCTCAAATGCCTGTTTCTCAATCCCTACAATGGCTCTTCCAATCTCTGACTTCGGCTCTGTTTCATCCAGGCTTTCCATAGCCTCATATTCTTCTTTTAATCTGTCGTTCTCTATATCAAACAATGTGTTACCGTCAGCGTCATAGAATGCGGTTACTTTCTCTCTCTTTAATATCTTGTAGGTAGTATTCCCTACCTCAACTTCGCTCTTGCTATCTTCCGAAGAATATCCGTTTTCCAGATACTCAAGAACAGCTTTGCTCCATTCGTGTTCGTAATCCTGATTGTCGCCTAATGCGTAATGCATTATTTCTCTACCTGTTTCCATAGGCTTCCTCCTTTTTATCGAAATCGAAAAACATATAAAAGTGCTCTTTTTCCACTGTTTTTTCGGTGGTTGCAGTTCCACCAAGACCGCCCATTGACTGGAACAATCTTCTCCATGTCCATATTTGATTTTGAAACATTGGCATATACCAGAGTTCCTGTCCATCTTTTTCATTAGGGAACAGTACATGCCCCGTCAAAGGATTTGTAATCGTATTTGCTATACACACATATCCTGCACATCCCAAAAGTGAAAGCTGTATGTAACACATCATCCCAGTTATTCTGTCTATGTCCTGTGCAACAAAAACCACATGATTTTGAAAATTATGTTTGCATTTCTTCATAGTATTTGCGGCAGCTATCAATGTTGCACCTGCTCCGCAGGCAGGATCGCATATAGATAAATACCCTTGCTTCTCGATATGGCTGTCAACATCCTCGCAGGTTATTTCAGACATCATCTTGCATACGCAATACGGTGTGAAAAACTGTCCTTTCCAATGATTTCCTAGATTTAACTGCATATACATAGCCCCAAGAAAATCCTGTTCTGGATTTCTTTCTAAGGCTTCAACAATGATTGCAAGCATTTTTGCAGGAACTTCCACAGAACCAAGTCTCTCTATGCATTGTGCATATTCTTTTTCTCTGCTCTCATAATGCTCCGGGCTTCTGTCAGCCACATTGCTGATTGAACATGCCATAGCTGCCATCAAGTCGGCCCACACCTGCCAAGAACTTCGTGAATAACAGAGTTTTTGAAATTCGTCTAAAAATTCCTTTTCAGTCCCCTGTATAGCTTCACTATGCTTTGCCACCTAAAATCCTCCTTTTTGCCTCCTCAAACATTCGTTTTCTTTCTTCCAGCTGTTCTTCTGTAAGCTGCACCGGTTCTGGTTTATCTTCACTTTCTATCTTTGGCACTTCTTTCTTTTCTATCGCCGGTACATAATGTTGTTGCAGTAATGCCTTGTTCTGTGCGACGAAATCCGGAAGCGAATTTGTATTTTGTGTCTCCGCAGCTTTTCTCATATATGCCTCTCGGAAGTTCGCCCTTTCCGCAGTTGGATTTTCGCTCTGGCACAGCCTGCTCCATCCCAAATTTTTGACCACCGACAATGTCAGTTCGTCCATTATTGCGAATGCTTCCTGCGGATGATACCATCCGTAATCTGCCATAGCTTTTTGTACCACTCCCCAAGCTTCATCAAAACTCAGGATTTTGGGCTTGCACCTTTCCATACACAGTTTCCTTATTTCAGCTATATTGGGTGGAAAAACATTTGTGCAAATATGCTCCATGACTGCATTCTCCGCAATTTCATACGGAATGTCTTTAAGCGCCATATACCAAAAGTCCATTGAAGCATTATCTTCTAGTATCTTTGAGGCTGGATATGCGGATTTAATTCCGATTGCCAATGTGGCGAATTGCTGTTTATCCATTCGCCCACTCCCTTGCTCCCTGTGCAAACTGTTCTACCTTTGAGCCGCCTGTCGCATGATTATAAGATTGTGCATATCCCGGTGTGCCTCCCCTGTTCTGAACTTTTGAAATCCAAGCATTGATAAATCGTTTCATTCCTCCCGCTGTTTTCCGTTTCCTTGGATTAGCATCACACCAGCCTTTCATCGCTCTTAGTTCCTGCATAATATCAACAGCAGGATATAATTCTGCGAGTTCAAGAACATAGCTCTGCGTAATCGGGTATTCTTCACCAGTATTCATCATGATACCTATTACCGGCGGCTCCGCAGCTACTGTCTGCTCGGAGCATATATTTGTATTGGTTTCCGATTCGGATTTGGATTCGGATTGGATTGGATTACGGACACATTTGTTGTCTGATGTTTTTATCTGCTGTCCTTTGCTGTCAAATGTCAGCAATTCGCAATCCTCTGAAAATCCGGGATACTTACTCTTTTGATTACGAATTCTCTGATGATCCGCCCAAGTTACCAATTGTAGGTACGGTCTTCCCTGTGCTTCATACACTCTGACCAAGCCCACCGCCGACAACCTACCAAGCGCCTTATCTATATCTTTTTCCGTAATATCTTTCAGAGGAAAGCAGCTTCCCTTGATTATCTTTGCTCTTCCGTCGTATCTGCCGAAGTCGTCACAGGTTACAATCAATCTATAGAACAGAACCTCCTCAAACCAAGATAAAGAATCTATTTCTTCACTCCTGCAGATGCTCTCCTTGATTATCCTGTTTGGCATTCGATCATCCTCCTTTCGGACACCGGAGGTTTTCCCTCCGGCTCCTGTCTTAATAAATTACCTTGCTACCATTTTCCGTTTTGACTACATCCAAATTCTGTGGGAATCTGGCTTTCATAGTCGGATCGTGTGTGATAGCCATTATTTTGATATTGTTATATCTGCTCTGAATAGTTTCCAGTGCATCGCAATATGCCTGTATTCCATCCCCATCTAAGAAAGGCGGCTCATCAATAAAGAGCATTCCCAGCTGTATTCCTGCCGAAGACGATTTGATTTCTGCCAATGCAAGGATTACAGACAATGAAGACTTAACTTTCTCGCCTCCAGATTTTGAAAGGTATGGAAGTATCGACTTTCCGTATTCTTCAATGTAAATATCAAGCGATACCTTTTCTTTTCCATTTTTCTGTAATCTCTCTAGTCTGAACTCCACTCCCATTTTTCCGCCAGTCATCTGTCCAAGAATGGTATTTGCTGTAGCTGTCAGCTGCGGAATAATAGAACGGATAATCTGATGTGGCACACCGCTCTGGCTAAATGCGACTTTCAATGTATCGTAATCAGCTGTCTCCTTGGCATATTCCACCTGCTTGTCCTGTAAAGCTGCAATATCCTGCTTCAACTTTGCAATCTGTTCCGATTTCTGCTGTAAAGCTCCAATTCGCATCTGTTTTTCCTTTACCATGCTGTTAATGGCATTCACTTCTGTATCCAGTCCGTTCACAATCGCCTGAGCCTCTTCCATTCCCGCCATAGCAAGTATCTCTTTATCAGCCTCTGCCTGTCTCTCTGAGATTTCATCATTGATACCGGTAATTTCTGCTGTCAACTCCAGAACCCTGTTCAATGCTGTTGCATTTCTTTCCTCTGCTACTGGGAGCATTTTTTCCTTTTCTACCCACGGATCAAGAGCAGTAATGGCACTAAGCACATGCACATGTTCTTCAAACGCTTTAGCATATATATCACGCTCTGTTTCTGCCTGTGTGCCCTTTAATTTGACCTCAGCAAGCCTGTTTTCTGCTTCTGATATATTTGACTTTAAATGTTCCAAAGCCGCCTTAATCAAAGCGAGATTGTTTTCCCTCTGGTTGATTTTTTCGAGCTGTGCCACATACGGAAGCAATGTTGCACATTCGTTTTGCAGGACTGTTAAAGCTGCCGCATCATATCCTATCGCATCCATTTCAGCCTGTTTGTTCTCTATTGCATATCTGCTCTTTGCAAGTTCGCAATCTCTGCGAGCGGCAATGTCTACATACAATGCTTCATGTACTTCCAGCTGTTCCTTTGCTTCGATGGCATCCTGCAAGAATTTACAATGTGCTTTCTCGATATCCACACATCCGGATTCATTCAATATTGCAACTTTCTTTTCAAGAAACTGCTTCTGCTCGTCCGCTTTCTGCTTCTCCCTATCAAAGCTTGACCTTGTCTCGCTTTCATGGAAAACTGCCGCAGAGTATTCAGTTTTTGCTTTCTGATATGCAACAGCTTTTTCCTGCATATCCTCTAACTCTGCTTTCTTTTTGGTGTATGTTTCGGCTTTCTGCCTGACCTCACCATCATTGACCGAATCCAATATCATTGCATTCTTTTCATCCTGTTTCTTCTGTAAAGCAGCCTGCAACTCCAGAATGTTCTTCTGTTCACTTTCAGCCTGCTTTGCAAGATTTTCAGCCTCCTGTTTCTTTGTGGTGTAGAGTGCTGACTGTCCTGCAAGTTCCAGTTCCCGCTTCAGCAAATCATTTCTTTCAGCAATCTTTTCCTCTATTTCAGGCTTCTGAGTGAGAGTTGCTAAACTGCTGTCTGCTATTGCCTGCTGTGTAGCTCTATTCTGCTCTGCAATGGTCTTTTTTGCCTGTAATGTTGTAACAGCTGCAAGAGCTTTCTTTCGCCTTTCTGCGGCTTCCTGCTGATTCGACAGAATAAGTTTCTTCTGGTCTCTCTCATTAATCTTTGCCTGCAGTCTGGCTTCCTGCTCTGCCAATTCCGTCTTGCATGCTTCCAGTTCTTCGTCCGGCTTGCCAAATTCAGCGATTGTAACATTATGAATTGTGATTTCCTGCTTCAAATCCCTGTTCTTGGCTCCATTCACTTTCGCCTTGTCGGAAGCGATTCTCTCCATTAGCTGATACACTCCAAGTCCAAGAAGCGTTCCAAGGACTTCAACTCTTTCCTCTGGTTTTGCCTGTAGAAATAATCCGTATTGATCCTGCATAATCAGAGCGCATGACTTGAATGTAAAGCTGTCCATTCCGAGGATGTTCAATATTTCCTGCTGTGTATCGTTGTATCGTTCCTTGGAACAATCTTTCCATTCATTCTCAACAAACTGGGAGATATTCAAAGTTCCTTTTCCGGAACGGGCTCTGGTTCGTGTAACACGATACTTTTTCTCTCCGATACGGAATGTAAACATAATCGAACCGGAACGGACACTTTCATCATTTCTAAGCCATGGTGCCTTTCCTGTGTCATCCTTGATTACACCCTCTCTCGGTTCTTCATAAAGGCAGTCGATAATCGCATCCATAAACAAGCTGCTCTTTCCCGCTCCATTCTGACCGTTGATTGTGCAGAAAGTGATATCCTCGAAATTAAATGTTTCCTCTTCGTAGTTACGATAATTCTTAACAGCAATTTCTACAGGTTCAAATGTTCCGCTATTTGCTGTCGCTGTCATGCTTGCCTCAGCTTCAGCAATAATCGGTCTTGCCTTTAATACAAGTTCCTGTATTCTTTCCTGCGGTACCTGCTTTTCCTCAAGATACTTAATAAGGTTTGCTTCTGGATCCGTGGCATTTTCAAGCTGTGTTCTGTTGGCGAATTCATCTATCTTGTCTGGAAGGATTTCCCATACCATAAATGCTCCGTCTTCCAGAAGCTCTCTTTCCAAAGTTGCCTTGTTCAGAGCCTTGCTGTTTTCTGCGGTGCAGCTATAATGAACACGGACAATCTTTCCATCGATCTGCCCTCTCCACTTCTCAGTAGCAACAAAATCCATAGCCTGCATATTTATCTGTGTCACATCATCATCATTGAGTTCAATGGTCGCAAACTCTCTGATAGGTGTTTCATGGAAAATACTCTGCCATGTTCCCAGCTCGTGCCAGTTGTGAATCCAAAAGCCCCTCTGCTGTCCCTCATCATTAAAGTTCATGGCATTTATCGCACCGGAATAATACCAGTCTCTGTGCATTATCTTCTGTGGTCTGTGAATATGTCCTAAAGCAACCAGATTGTAATTGGCCGCCAATAAAGCCTCCTGCGGAATGATTGGCTCAAACTGTGTGAGCATCATTGTCTGTCCGCTCTCGGTATTGCATCCTGGTACTGTGTAATGTGCCATCAGAATACTTTTCTTTTCTGGAGAGCATTGTGCTTTCAGTCCTGTTACAATATTTGATAATTCATTGGTAAACACCACATTTTCTTCATCACTTGACAATCCCGGATGATTAGCTCTGAACACTCCCCTGTCAAATCCCGGGAGCACCGCAATATCAACATCATCAAATGAAATTACCTGCGGGGTAATCACCACATGAACATTCGGAACATCTGCAAACATTTCAGAGAGGACGTTGAACTGTCCTGATCCATCATGGTTTGGAGTACCTCTCATAACAACAACCTGCTTTGATACTGCCGCAAGTTCTCTGATATAATGAATGGCAGTAATAATTTCCTCACAACACCTGTCGGACCACAGGCGACCAACATGGAATATGTCACCAGATACAAGCGAGTAATCCGGTTTTTCCTCATTTGCCACTCTGATCAGTTCATCCAGACATCTTTTCGTGTCCTCTGTTCGGAGATTTACTCCGTCCTTGACTGGGCTTCGGAATGTTCCAAGATGCCAGTCTGCTGTATGTAATATCTTCATTTCAACACCTCCATTGTGGCTTTCATCGCCATAATCATGTTATTTAGCTGCAGCTCTAATATCTTAAATACCGATTCCTCAATGCCGCAAAAATCAATGCCATCACCGGTCCATTCTTCCCCAACAATCAGTATGTTTCCTGTTATTGGAATATTGTGTTTATCAGTTTCATAAAGGTAACTGCCTATGAGATTCGGGATGATTACTTCTTTCAACAATCCCTCCTCGTCAATTAGCATACTTACGCACTGCCCCTTGACCTTAGTCGGATGGTCCATTTGGTGTAATTCTGTATATAATCGCTTTGGCATCACATGCTCATATAATCTGCAGTCATTTCCTATCAGCTCTCGAAGCTTATTGTTCTGTTCCTCATGGGTTCCTGTTGGAAACTCATGTACGGATAATTCTAAATCCGTTGAAATCTTAATCAGATTCATTACTTACCTGCTCCTTTCTGACACTTCATGCACAGCGGTCTTCCAAATTTATTGAGTGAGTATTCATATACCCTTTCGTTGATTTCTGCTCCACATCCATCACAGAAATATCCAGTTGTCTCATTTCCATTTGTTGTCGGCTGTGACTGTGGCTGTTCCTGTGCCGGCTGTTCCTGATCGAACCAGTTTCTTTCCTGTTCTTCCACAGCCCCATCACTATCCTCAACCTGTTCGGAAGTAAATGCAGGATTGTCAATTTCATCCTCCGGATTAAAGTCTGACGAAAATGCTTCGCCAGAAAATGCAGTGGAGATTGCAGGCGGTGTGGATGAGGCACCGAACATATTTCCCATGGAATTCATCCCCTGTTGGAGCATTGCACTTCTCACTGTAGGATCCGTGTAATCTGGTGCAAATGTTACTGTAGGAACAACAAACGGCTTCTCCAATTCTGCCTTTGAGTATGTCCCCTTAATACCAAGCAATGCTCTGATAACTCTGAGAATTGCTCCTGTCTGTGCTTTTTCAGAAGCAGTCTTTCTGAGAAGTGTCATATTCACCAAGATTGACCTCTCGATATACTTTTCCCTGTCACTGTCAGCAATGACATAATATTTCTCTGGCTTGCCCCACTGATTCGTCTTCTCTGGATCATCTTTCCACTCTCCTTTGAACATTTCAGAGGCGGCCTTGGCAGCTCTCCAATCATGGATTCCCATAATTGACTTGTCCATAAATTCAAGGCGGTACTTAGATTCTTCATCATCAAGGCAAATACGCTTTGTCTCCATGTGTGTCTTGTAGCTTCCGTCCGGAAGTCTTACTGCTCCGTATGCCTTGCCAACATAAGTATTTGTATTTTCTCTTGTAACTGTTGTGTACTCAGGATGAAACTGGATTCCTGCCGCAGTTGCCAACTTCATAAGAAGCGGCTTTGCAGGTGAGAAAACATCCTCGTATATGGCTTTTCCTTTTCCATCCTCTCCAGTCTTTACCTTTCCTACAGAAAAGATATCCCCTGAGTTCGGTGCTGTGTCCGCCACCACTTCCATAACGGAACACTTATAAAATGGGTTGATCTGCACTGATGTAGCTGATGGTAACAGCAGGTTGCAGTTTGGATATTTTGACTGAATTTCAGCCAAAGCATTTGAATTGTTCATAGATTAAACCTCCATATTGTGTAATATTTGCTTGATTTATAAAGCAGGAACTGCTACAATATGGTTATTCGTAGGGGCACTCTGATTTATGATCGGGTGCTCTTTTTCCATATCCTGCAATGTTCTGCATAAATCCATAGTGAATTTTGAAAAAGCAAGGCTTCTCACATATTCCTCTGTGAGCTTCACAAGATACCAATGCTGTAACACAACCTGTCTGCGCTCACGCTGGTATATGTACTCCTGCTTATGTCTGGCATATTTCAATGCCTCCTCGAACTGTTCATCTGTAATTTCGCATCCGAGCAGTTCCTCTACTTCTTTTTTTTCTACAATTTCTTTCATTTTCCAATTCCTCCAATGAATCAAATAAATAGTTAATTGCTTTCCATGCTCCCCAGTAAACCACAGGGATTAATAAATACTCACCTCCGACAGCCTCGTATCCTCTCTCGATATAGGCAAGATGAAAAGCCCATTTCCCGATAGCGTATGTGACAAGCAGCGTCCAGATAACCGCTATCAAATCTCTTTTCAGTGTCTTACTCATTTGTCCTCACTCCTTGTAAAAATAATGTTTTCCATGCTTAAACAGGAAAGTAAGATTTTCACTATGCCATGTAGAAACGCTCTTGCTCTCAAAGTAAGTTGCTCCATGGCTTTCATCCCATCCACCAGTCTGAATAAGCTGCAATGCTCTGTAACAGTCCTCGTCCGGCTCTACCTCGTCATATCTTCCGTTGCTGATCGGACTAAACTGCCCTTTCTGGAAGATAACCTCCTCGATAGTGTCTGGAAATTCATCATCCCAAACCCTATTCAGTACAACCAGCATCACGAGGGCTTTTCCCTCGGTGTCCTCTGATTCAGCTTCAGCCATCGCAATCTTGGCAAGCCTATACGCATCATCAGAATCCCAATCCATACTGCCGATTTTGGACTGCTCATTTTTTACCATTTCCTGTTCTTGTCCAGTTGTTGTGATTGGTTCCATTGTTGGCATTGCATCCGCTTCCTCAGAAACCACAGCTCTAACAATCATTTCTGTTTCATCCACTTCGTCTGCCGGAGTTCCCGTAAAGCTGAAAGCGAATGCAACCATGGATGTCAAAGAAATCACGAATACCAGTCCTAAACCTAAAAGACATTTGTTTCTCATGCTCCTATTGCACCTCCTTGGGGATGGTCAAACACAAATGACATCTGACCATTGCTATCATTCGCTCTTAAAAACTGACTGTAGAAAGCCCTGCTCGTCTCCTGTTCTCTCGCCTTAATGCTTTCACAATCACACTTCTCTCCTGGATCCAGATTGCAACCGCAATGTGGGCAAACATTGTAATATGCCATTTTGCACCTCCTATTCTTCAATCATGCATCTCTCAAAAAAATACTTTCTTGGGACTTTTCCTATCGGGTATGCCGGTGTAAGCTTGCCTGCTTTAACCAATTCATCCCGAAGCTGCCTTATCAGCTCGTAGGCCTTGTTTTCCTTGCAATCAAGGTATTCCATCACTTCTTTTGCCCCGATATAATACTTTCCCGGTGCAGCAATGACACCCGGTGCTGTTGCTAATGCGTTCATTTGCTCACCTCCTGCGATAAATCTTGTTTGACAATCTGGTCCATAGTCACACCAAAGAAATCTGCTAGTTTTTCAAGAGTGTCTATTGTTGGTTTGACCTTTCCTGTCTCAATTGCGTTATAGCCTTGTTTCCCGCTATAGCCTAACAGCTCAGATATTTCCTGCTGTGTCATGCCATGCTTTTTACGGAGATATGCAAGATTAAGTGCATATACAGGTATCGGTGGTCTCATATCTGTCAGAACCAAATCATCAAGTGATACCCTGTAAAGTTTTGCCAAACTAACAATCGTGCCGATTGGTGGTTTACGACTACCACATTCCCACGAAGATATTGTCTTTTGTTCAATTCCAAAGAGAACTGCCAGCTCCCCCTGTGTCTTTCCGTTCTGTTCCCGAAGAAACTTTAAGTTTTCTGCTAAATACAACTTGCCACCTCCTCGTGCTTGGAGCTGCTTGTTGCTCCGAGCAAATATTGTATTGGTTTCCCGATTCGGATTTGGATTCGGATTGGATTACGGACACATTTGTTGTCACTTGCTGTCAAATGTCCGCAGACTGTAAATAAAAAATTATTAAGCTCTACTCTGCCAATAGCACCGCCAGACTTTCCTCGTTTTCACTCGGTCCAATGATGCTGCCGACCATTCGAGCCCATTCTTACATATTCTTCTTAATCCAAAGCCTCATGCTCTGTGCGATTTCCTCTACCTCTTCCAAGTTTTTCACTACCTCATCAAGCTCCGGCTTTTCACTTTCGTCAATCACTCCATCTGATGTGATATCGAGAAGCATTTCTTTTGTTTTTCCAATTTTTCGGAAAACAGAAAGTGTTCTGACTGTAAGCCTGTCCAGATTTGCCAGCTCGACTTTAGGCATTTCGCATCCCAGCGGACACATTGTCCTGCAAAAATAATTTTCCAATTCCGGAGCGTTATATAAATCTGCCATAAGTCTGATTTCCTCTGGATAAGGAATAGCAATGCCACTTTCTATTCTGTAAAGCCGCCCTCTGTCAATCGACATATAGTCAGCAGCTCCTTCTCTGCTGCTCAACTGCTCATTGTGTGTTGCCGCCTCGCAACGGGCTTTGTAAAAGATGTTGGAGCTGGTCTTAGCTGTCACATTTGCCATTTTCTACATCACCTCCATGCGTTAAAATGGTATCAGTTGAAGTTTCTTGAACTTCTTTGGCAAAAAAAATTTTATATGTCATCTCTTTGGATAATCCGAGATGGATTGCGATTTGATTTGCTATATCTACGGAAATTGAGGTTTTCCCTTTTTCCATCAGGCAGTAACTGCTTTTGTCTTTGAAGCCAAGGCACTTTGCAAGTTTCTCCTGGGTTATACCGCGTTTCATTCGCTCTGCTCTCAATAGTGCCAGATCCATTGTTTTACCTCCTTATGTTGTTTATGTTTCTTCAACTTTCATGTTCATATTACTTCAACTTTATTTTGCTGTCAAGCGTTTTGTTGAAGTTTTTGCAACTTTGTTTTTATTTCTTCAATTTAGAAAGGATGTGGTATATAATGAGTTTGAAATTATTAAACTTACACGGAGGCGATTATTATGGCAAATCTATCTGATAGGATTAAAAGCCTCCGCTTGTCAGCAGATATGACGCAGGAAGAATTTGGCAAGAAGTTTGGAATAGTAAAATCAACCGTTTCATTATATGAAAGCGGAAAAAGTACCCCAAACGACCAAATAAAAAAGCAAATATGCGATTATTTCCATGTATCATTAGATTACTTACTCGGTGTTGACAGGCAGGGAGGACTTGATTATGCGAACTTTCAGATAGACGAATCTGAATTCGCTCTCGATTTCAAAATGCGAATTCGAGAACTAATTTCTGAGCAAGGAATGACCGAAGATGATTTCATGCAAAATACTGGATTTAGTAAAGACGAAATGGACGCTTATCTATATGGCAATAGGATGCCGTCTATAGAGGATCTTATAAAAATCACTGGTGCATTAAATGTATCTGCAGATTATCTTCTTGCCATTTCAAAGAGAAAAAGAATTTCATCGGACGAAGAATCGCTCCTTCAACTTTTTAACAAGTGCGATGAACAATGTAAAAATTATCTTGTAGCAAAGGCAGGTGTTTTGTGCGTAGAAGGTATCTCGGCAGTTGCAGCTGGTGAGTATGGCAAATACGCAGACGAAGAAAAAAAATCGTTTCCTTCGAGTGGTACCGAAGGAAAAGGGGCTTAAAAAAAATAACAGAACGATTGGAGGAATATTATGGTATGGACTGCAGCTTGGACCGACTTTGTTATCTGCCTCCTGTTTGGATGGCTTGGGGTTCATAAATTTAGAGAAAAGAAGATTGGTATGGGTATTCTTTACCTATGCACATTTGGATTGTTTTGTATCGGATGGTTTGTTGACTGCATCCGGTACCTGCTGGCCGCAATACACGGAGAACGCATTCAGGGTAACAGACCAATGCAGATTTCCGCAGACGCACCGCTGCCAGTTGTGCCATCAAATGTAATGCTTGCAAATGGAGAGGTGTGTCATTACTGTGGACCTGCTACTTTTGTTAAAACAAAGAATGTGGTCGTTGGATATTCCGGAGGAAGCCGTGGTACAAGTGTCCGTATTGCAAAAGGTATGTCGGTACATCTTGGAGCGAGAAAAGCAGCTCCAATCCGTGGTGACGTGCAGGAGCGTACACAGGGAGTTCTTTCTATTACGAATAAGAGAGTTGTATTTTCAGCAAACAAAGGAGCTTTCGATAAGAAGATTTCGGCATTGTCAGCTGTAACTCCTTATCAGAATGGCATTGCTTTCCAGTTCGGCGATCAACAGTATCCTTTGGAAACCCGTCAGCCGGAATATATTTATCAGATATTGGCTCGTGTGGTTAATTCATCCGAGGACATCTAATGCCAGCATACAAATACACTCTCAAAAGTGGTAAAACACTATGGTATGCCAATTTCTATTACACCGACTGGACTGGAGAAAAGAAGCATATCTGTAAACGAGGGTTCAAAACACAGAGGGAAGCAAAAGATTATGAGAGGTCCTTTCTGGATCAGCAAAGCAGTTCAAGCGACATACTCTTTTCTTCCCTCGTTGCAAATTATCTTGAAGATATGGAACACCGCTTGAAGCCTACGACAATGGAGAATAAGCGGTTTATTATCGACACGAAGCTGCTCCCCTACTTTGGAAAACAGAAGATTTGTGACATTGATACAATAAAGGTCAGAAAATGGCAGAATGAGCTTATCTCCTATCGGGATGATGATGGAAAGCCATTCTCCCAAACATATTTAAAAACTGTGAACAACCAGTTATCAGCAATAATGAATTATGCTGTATCTCATTACCGCCTGCCTGTCAATCCATGCAGGGCGGCCGGCAGTATGGGAAAGAGCAAAGCGGATGAAATGAACATCTGGACGCAGAAAGAATATGAGAGGTTTTCAAATGCAATTAGCAAATCGTCTATGAAGCTTGCTTTTGATATTCTCTTTTATACCGGTATGCGTTCCGGAGAACTTCTGGCACTCACACCTGCAGACATTCTTTCATCAAAAAGAATTGATATCAATAAGAACTATGCAAAAATTAAAGGTGAGGAGCTATTCTTGGAGCCTAAGACACCAAAGGCAAAAAGATGTATTTCCATTCCGGATTTCTTATATGATGATATTCAAGAATACATTTCCAAGCTATATGGTATCGGAAATGGCGACAGGATATTTTACTTCCAGAAGACAGCTCTGGAAAAAGAAATGAAAAGAGTATCAGAAAGAATCGGTCTGAAGCCGATCAGAGTACATGACCTGCGGCACTCTCACGCAAGTATGCTGATAGAGCTTGGGTTTACCCCATTAGAGATTGCAGAACGTCTCGGCCACGAATCAATAAAGACTACTTTGGACACCTACTCACATCTTTATCCAGATAAAGATCAGAAGCTGGCAGACCGCTTGAACCAGTTTCGCAAGAATTGA